CCTACCAGTTTTTCCCACCAAGTTGCCTCAGGGTCAAACATTGCACCAAGACCATCCAGTATCCCTCCAACAGTACCTTTGAAGAAATTGAATATGAACGTTGCTACAGTGATAACACCATCAACAATATCTTCTAATTTTTTTATATTCTTTTCGTCCGCTAACCATTCCAAAATCCCCCTTACAACGAAGGTTTTAAATAACCATCCTCCTAGTTTAGCAAGACTCTCAAAAAATCCTGCTACTACAGGAGCAATAAATTCGGTAAGACCACTTCCTTTCTTCTCATCATCTTTAGATGCTCCCTGTAGATCACCAGAGTTTTCATTAATACCCTTAAGGAGATCCGCTTCCATTGCTGCATTGACCTTTAGGTCATCAGCAATTTTTTGGAGAATAACTCCCATACTATTGAGTGTTGCACCAAGTTGATTACTACCTTTTACAACTTTTACAGAAATAATATTTGCTGATACAGTACCTTCAGAGTCATCTTTACTTACTTGACCCCTAGGACTTAAAAATTTATAAAAGTCTATCTTTGATGTCTTACCAGACTTCTGCATTACTTAGTAGGATAAGATGAATTTGGGTCACGATACAGAACTATAGGTTCCCCACCAGTATTTATGATCTTGGTATTGGTGATTGGGAGTGTAATTGGTACTACAGTCTTACCCTTCTTATCTACTTCACTGTCTGCCTTATTTAATGCATTTGTTTTTGACATCGTTGCTACAGCAGGAGTGGCACCAGGTGCAGATGTAGAAGACATTTGTGGTGGAGGACTTGCTGATGCAGGAGCAAGACTACTCTTTTCATTACCATATATTTGTCCACGAACATCATTAATTGCAGAATCTAGCATACCAAAGATACGCGCCATCTTTTGCTCTTGAGTCTCTGCTGGTGCCCTTGATGCTTGATTATCACTATCTTGCGTAGTTGTACTATCACTAGTGTTGCCACCTGGAGTAGTATTAACACTTGTATCAGTACTATCGTCTGCTGTTACAGGACTAGTCTTAACATTTGCATTAGAAGAACCACTACCACTCAAGTTTTCAAAGTGCCATGCTTCAGTAGCGCCAGGTCTGTCCCTTCGTAAACCCCAAGCACTTTTATTCAGTGTCTTAAATCCAAATGTTTCAGAATTATCCCACAACCACTTATATCCTGCATCAAAGTAGTTAAGGTCAGCAGCAAGACCAAATCCATGATTAGATGTTCCTGGAACTGCTGCTGTACCACGAGGTTTAGTATTATACATGTGCTGTTGATCAGCAAATGTTCTAAAGGTATCATTAATACCAATAGGATGACCCGCTTTCTTAGCAGCATCCAACATAGATTGAAACTGCTTTGCAACACTCTTATGCAACTTACCTCTTCCTGCTTGCCCCCAACCTGCATAACCTTTCACTCCTTGCATCTCGGAAGCAGGTACTTCTCCATTCTTATACTTACCTATTGGACCACCACCTGCGAAACCTGGCAGTTCTCCACCAAGAGCAAATCCTGCCCATCCAGCAGCACGATAGTTAGACTGTGCAGGATTTGAAACAGGTGTTAATTTTTGTGGTTGTATTGGTTGTTCATTTTGGGTCTGCCACCTAGAAAGAGCACCAGTGTTTGTACTAGTAGACTTTAAACCACCACCCTTTGCAAGTTCTGGTGCCTTATCTTCATCCTTGTCTATTCCCTCAGGTTTTTGTCCTTCTTCATTGGTAAACATACCAATGAGTCCTTTAAGTGGACCAGGAGGAAGATTATCCTTTGCAAAGGCATTAACTTGGTCAATAAGACCTTTAGCACCAGGAATTGAACCTATCATAGCATCTTCCATTTGTCTGATACCAGGAATCAGATCTCTAAACAAAGAGAATACGTCAAGTCCTAATGAAACATAGGGACCAGCAGCAAAACCAAATGCTCCAGATAAGTCAAACGCAGCAGATAATGCTTCAATACCAGCACCAACTACATCGCCATCAGTTAAGCGATCATATGCAAATAGTAAGTTAATAAGACCACCAACAATTGGTAGTGCTTTACCACCAATTCTTTGAATAAGTGGTTTCGGTTCCAATAGAGAAAGACCTTTCTTCTGAAGGTACTCCTCCATCATTATACCTGCACCAGAAGACATGACCTTGGTCATAACCTGTCCTGCCATTGCCTTGATGGGTTTCATCATTGGTTCAAAGAACTTACCCAAAGGTTCTACGATCTTTGCTGTCGCAAAATTCTTAACCCAATTTCCAGCACCTTTTAAACCATTATCTGCCCAAGCAACAGCATCTCCTGCCTTACTCTTAAGATTAGCACCAAGTGTTCTTGCCCTATCTCCGTATTTTTTTCCTATTTCTAAACTCGTTTCCCATGCTTTTTTTGCCTTGTCAGAGAACCTAGCATAGATTTCTGCTGCGCTTCCACTCAATCCATACTTTTTACGTGCATCTTTTATTTGTTCTGCAATTACAGCGGCAGGTTTATCAATCAGAACACCTTTGAGATTCTTGGCATGATCACCCAAGAAATCTGCAAATTTCATTAAACTGCTTTTAATCCCCTCTGCTGCGGAGACTGACATATCCTCAATACTATTACCAAGTCTTCCTAGTAAACCTGCTGGTTTATTTTTCCTTGCTTGTTTTACTAATGCTTCTATACCTGCTTCAGTAAGTTCTTCGCCTGACTGTTTGGCAACTTTTCTTAATCTAGCATATTCTTCTGCTTGTTCAAGATTCTTAAAACCATGCCTCTTCTTAATATTTTCAAGAATTTCTGCTCTGGATCTTACATTATTAGTATTTGGAGTTGGTGTTGATTTTGGTTTGGGATTATCTGGATCAGGTATATCATCAGACGACTGCAATGCATCAAACAATGCCATTGCGTCTTGGATAAGACTAAATGGATTTAGTAGATACGATAATGCCTTTAGACCTATTATGCCTGTTAAAAGGGTTCCCACCCCTACAATCATATCCCATGCGCCACCTAGATTACCATTAGCAATCGCTTTAGCACCGCCAAAGATCTTGGCAAGACCATCAAATATTGCGCCTACACTAAAAGTAACTAACTTATATACAAAATCCCCAACCATCTTAAGAGTATTGAAGATGTCTTCCATCTTCTTAAGATTTTTTTCATCAGAAAACCACTCAAGTATTCCTCTTGAGATTGCAGTTCTTGCTAACCAAGCAAACAAATTACCGAATGGTCCGAGAATTTTCTCTAACCATCCAAGAGGATTCTTTTTTTTCTTAACTTCATCCTCTAAATCGTCTTCTAATCCATCTTTACGTTCTGAACTTATCCCACCTTCTGCTTCTATCTCTGCTCTAGCATCTCTTCTGAGATCACTAAGTCTTTCTTGCTCTGCAAGTTGATCCCCTAAGAATGATGATCTATTGGATATTGTTTCAGAAATATCCATCATCACATAACCCATACCCTCCAGAGTCTTACCAATTTGATTGGCAGATGTAACTACAGAGTATACTGATTTTTTAACCGAGCTAGCAACCTTTATCCCCCCAGATTCTTCACTAGAAACCGTAGTGGGGATCAACTTATGTGGTTTGATTTTGGATGCTAGCATTACGCTTACTTGTTGTTTCTATCTTTGTACCTCTTCTCCTCTTCTTTCAAATGGTTGATCAAGAGGTTAACATAAACATCTTTTTCCCATGGCATGATATTATCCAAATATTCAGGGTTCCACTTATGATGGTGAATCAAAGCGAAATTAGTCTCATAATAAGTTTGAAGACTTGTATGGAGAAGGACTAGGCGAAAAAACTTGCTAAACCCTCAAGTTGGAGAGTCTGTTTTTTCTTAGTCTTAGGATTAGTAAATTTAATGTCGTGAGATAATTTAGGCATTGTTTCAAAAAACTTTTGAATTTCTTGAAACTGTGTAGTATTCAATTGATCAAGGAACTCAATCAATTCTTCCTTTGAAGACTCTTTCGCTTCATATACTTCCTCACCTTCAACAATTTGAAGAATGCAATCTGTAGTCAATTCAAATAGACTTTCTACAGTAGAATTGGTCTCAAAGTTATTTTTAACAAACATATCCATACTAGGATATTTCATAACCATTGAAATTTTATTATCCAACTTCAAGATGTTTGTATGCTCAGGTTCAAATTTCACTTCAACCTCACTAAGATCAACTGTTACCTTAACCTGAGTCTCATTATCATCGGGTGAAGTTACCATAAGATCAACAGTTTCACCTACAGACTTTGCACGAATGTTCAGGAAAATATATTCAAAGTCAAAAGTGGCAAGTCCTTTGATATCTGTATCAGATAGATTAGTGCAGTTAAGCAGTAAAGTCTGTACAGTATCAACCATTTGTGCTTGATCTTCTGTTTCCATTGCTAACAATAGCAATTTCTCTTCTTTTACCAGAAATGGGCGATATTTAATTCTTTTCCCGTCAGAAGGTAGTTTCAATTCATAACGAGGAACATTTAACTTAGGTAATGGCATAGATAATCACTTCATTACAGATATTTAGCGGTTCAGAGTTGGACCAAAGAAGTTCAAAGGTTCTGTCCCTGGAGGTTGGTTAAAGACAGCAGCGTCAAAATTATAGTTGCCAACTTTTGACGCTGCAGAGAAATCAAAGTTATTTCCAAATAACTCTGTATAGTTACCATCAAAATTTTGAAAGAATTTAGCAGCGTCTTTACCAAGACTATCTAGATACTCTTTTTCTGGACTCTTCTTATCTTGATTCTTAGTTGACATGTTAACATTTTTATTGTTTGGATAGAATCTGAAGTTTCTATATTGGAATCCAACATTAAATGTAGTGTAGTTTGCTTGCCCTGATTGCATTTCTACTTGTCCCAAATTGTATGGGAACACATCTGCCAAGCACCAAACACCTGTAATATCATTCTCGTAATAGAACCCTCTCTTACTATCTCTATTGCGACCAGTCCTTTGCTCTGGAATAAGATCGTCTTCTGTAAAGAATCTCTTCTTACCGCCACCCCTTTCCATCTTATAAATCTTCATCGTACATGTGTAATTGTCTAAGAGATCCACATGTTGAGTAGTATCATTCATGATCAAATTTATCCACCTATCAAAAAAGGTATAGGTTTGCATTGATCTGGGCATGATGAATGAGACACTTATCTCACTATGACTCTGACCAGTAGCATACTTATAAGCAGAACCAATATTATTTACAGTTGCGGTTGTCAAGTTCCTACTAGGAGATGAAACACTAGATGCATAGTGATTCAATAGAGTTGCTAGTCTATCAGAGTTTCTACCATAAGGAATCAGAGCATTTCCATACATCTCCTGGAGTACTCTAGGTTGCCCAAACTCAACTCCATAAAGATTATTAAGAGAAGGTGCATCCTTGTTACTCTTAATAAGTGATTGAAACTGTGTAAAAGAGTTATCACTAAAGCGACTTTCGTTGAATCTAATTGACATTATACCTTAAGTTCCTTTTCGGTTATGAGCATAAACTCTAAAGAATGATCTTTGCAGAACTCTCGCGCTGCTTTCCATTTCGCTTGATTGACACTATAGGTGACAACTTCATTAATATATCTTTTCGTAACTCTTTTTTGAGTCTTTGGTTCTAAAGTTTGTTTGAAGGGTTTGACTTCCACAATATACTTTTTGTTTGATGCTTTAACATAGAAATCGGGAAAATATCTATGCCTCTTTCCATCCACTGGTGAAATATATGGGATGATGATCTCTTCACTTCCCCATTCAGTAACTGAGGTAGTATTGTCGCACCATTTCATGAATTTATATTCCCAAGACGACCGATAAACAATGCCAGTGACATCTCCTCGGTACTTAGCAGGAAAAGATGGTGTGTACTTCCCTCTATAGTGCATAAATATAATTGGACCATTACTTATATTTATAGTGGCATCTAATAAGAAATCGGTCACACTAAAGTATCCTGAGAAATTACCCTTTGCGGAGAAGGGTAGGGGATCAGCTGATAGTTATCAAGCAGAATATGCAGATTATATAAAATTTTCTAGATATCAATTTAAGAATAGTGGTGGTCCTCAATACTTTAACGTACCAGACAATTCAAATAAAACTAATAAGGAGTTAATTACATCTGCTTATATTGCAATGCCGTCGTCGCTCTCTGCCGACTACGGTGTTAACTATCAGCAGGCAAACTTAGGTGCTTTAGGTAAAGCAGCAGTTGGTGCATTAGCAGCAGAAAGTTCTGGAGAAATTGCTGCAACTCTTCAAGAAGCAGCAAAAGCAGGTTTACCTGAATCTGCATTCAACAACCTATCTCAAGGCATCCAGGGTGTTGGTGGAATGATCGGTCTGAATACCGATGGCATCTCTCCTAATATGCTATCTGCAATCTCTCAAGGTAAAGTATTCAATCCTTACTCAGAACAAGTATTTCAGGGTGTAGGATTTAGAAGTTTTAACTTTAACTTCAAGATGGTTGCTAGAAGTGAGAAAGAAGCACAAAGCATTCAAGATATTCTTGAGATGTTTAAGACTGGACTATTGCCCTCATATGGTTCTGGTGGCAGTGGTAAGGGAGGATCTCTTGGAGGTCTACTGACTAAAAGTGGT